GCGGGCCTTGGCGAGAAAGCGCATCTTCGGATCCACTTCCTTGAGCGGTCGCGGGTCGTTGTAGCCCATCGTCGCACGAGCGTGTGCCTCGTAGATGTCGACGCCACTGGCGATCAGATCGAGAAGCTCGGTGTCCTTGGCGAGGTAGGGCAGGCAGCGTGCTTCGATTTGGGCAAGGTCGCAGATGACGAGCGTCTTGCCTTCCGGAGCTTCGATCAACTTGCGGATGTCGACGCCGGCTACTTCACCCTTCGGGATGTTCTGGCAGTTCCAGCCGCCACCGCCCGAGTCCCGTCCGGTCGTCGCCCCGAAGAACTTCAACTCATACGGCATACGCCCGTCGGGGCGGGTGCGAGCGATCATTGTGGTCACCGTGTTGAGGTGTTTATTCGCTTTGCGGTAATCCCTGACCGCCCGCACCCAAGGAAATTTGTCGGAGAACTCTGCCTCCCATGCCGCGCCTTCCGGATCTTTCTCGGCAAAAGACTTCGGAGCCCGGATACCTTCCTTCTCGCACTGATCGCGGATCGCTTGCAGTGACAGGGGAGGATACTCGCCACCGATCCACGGAAGCAGGGCTTCGGCACGGCGCTTCTCCAAGATAAGTTTATCGCGGGCCTCGATGAGGCGGTCCATGTTGACCGGCACTCCGCGCATTCCCATCTGGCGGGTCATCGCGGAGATCCGCCATTCGGTGTCCGGCATCTTCTCGGCATACTTCTGCCAGAGCATGAAGGTCGCTTTGGTATCCAAGAGCGCGTAGCGGGCGACTTCTTTCTTGAAGTCGTTGGTCATGTAAGGGGATTTAGGCATCTCGTTCAGCCTTCATCTTGTTAATAGTCTTCGCCAACGCTTCGGCCAGAGCGAGCGTGGAGCGGTATTGAATCCGCGCCTCGTCCCGCTCGCGCTCCAGCTTCTTGGCGTGGGCAGTAAGCGCGGCAAATTCGTAGTCCCAGTCGTCATTCAACGCCTCGATAAAAGCGTCTGTCTCCGGTGTCTCACTCATGCCGCCCCCTTCGTAGGATCTGGAATCGGAATCGGCCGGGGGAACATGTAGGGCCGCAGATGCGACTTCCGGCTACCGGGTTTGCGTTGGTAACCCAGCAGCGCGTATTGGTCGCCGGACTTCCCAAAGATCGGCAAGAGCCGGCCTTGGTCTATGAGCTTTTTGATTTTAGGTGTCATTGCTTCTCCTCCACGAGACGTTGGTATTCATTCCAGCCGTCCATCGATTGTTTGACGTGATTTGTCACATCCAGCCAACTGGCTTGGTTTTTGATGAGCGTCACAGTTACTTCGCGAACGAACTCATCCCGAGCCGGATCGGCTTGTGTTGAAAACGGCAGGAAGAGGGCCAGCGCAACAAGGGCCGCACGTCTGACAAATGTCTGACCGCCCAGCCACATCGCGTTGAGATGCTCGTGGGAGTAGTCCGCTTTCCAGAAGAAAGCCGAACGGCAGTGGGTTTTGCGGTCTTCCTCGAACGTGACATAGCCATCGTTCTCGTGGCCGAATTCTTCGGGTGTGCGCCATCCGGAGATGGCTTGGAATACTTTTAAGAGTCCTTGGTCCATTTCATTCCTTTCATGTTGTCTCGGGTCGACTTACTCATCTCGATCCCGAGGAGATGTTTGGCTGCTTCCTTGAGCGACCTGGGGTATCCGAGGTAGGCAGCGAGGTCGGCCGTATCGAAGACGTAGCGCGGCTTAACCCCAGGCACCTTGCCGATCTCGACGAGGGCATCGAAGAGCGTCAGATCGAAGGCCGCGTTGTGCATAATCCAATCGCGCAGGTGACATTCGGACCAAGGCGCATCTGCTGGCTGGCCGACGTAACACGTCCCATCGTCGAAATACATCGCGACCATGTAGATGTCGGTTTCGCGGGCATACTTCCAAGCGCCCATCGTGGTGACCGAGATGTCCTTGTCGTAGTAGCTCTCGAAGTCGATCGCGACAGAGGGATGCCGGGGGAGGACTGGTTGGCGCTCCGCCCTCCCAGACGGATTGTTTGATTCAGTGGTCTCCCCCGGCAAAGTCATAGCTCGTAGATTGGTTGTTCCGGATTAAACAATGCCGGCGGTGGAAGCTGTGCGCGTAGCCACTCGATCTCGGTGAGAAGGTCTCCAGCAAAGAGGCAAAGGTCATCGACCAGTTCCTCTTGGGCCGCGATCTCGTCGATCAGTTGTCCGAGCGTTGTGAAAGAGTCACGCGGTCCGAAATTGATGCGACCGATGGTGTAGTCAGTGTTCATAGAATTGCTTGAGAATCGCCCGCTTGCGCAGGGCTTTGACCCGCACCTCTGTCCGCTCGCGCTTCTTCCGTTCGAGGAGCCGTTGTTTGAGATGGGGTCGTGAGGATCGGTGCCACTTTTTGCAGTATCGGCATTGGTAAACGGTGAAGTCCTCCGACCGTTCTGCTGATGCTGCTTCCTTGGACTCGAACGGCCGCTTGCGTAAACAGGCTTTGGCGTAGGCGAGATTCTCCAAAACGTGCGGCATAACTCATTCCTCCTCCTCTTCCGCCTTGCGATCCGCTTCACGTTCTTCTTCGCAGTTACACTCGCCGTAGAAGCCTTCACAGTATTCGCAATACTGCTCCATTGGGTCGTTGCGTCTGGCCCAGTAATGGGCCTCTTCAGCGTCCATCCCTTGCGCCTCGTCGCGGTCTTGATCGGGATCACTTGGCATCGTCTTCTTCCCTCCCGCGTTTGATGGCCCAAGCGAAGATCGCCCCGTAGGCAGAGAGCCCGCCGAGCAAAAGCCCGAAGCCCATCCCGACGAGAAAGAATCCTTCGGGGTTCATTTCAACCTCCAGAAGCGAAGCCGATCCACGCCTTCACTGTCGGTGACGGCTCGGGTCGCGAATTTCATCTTTCCACGCCGGCCGATGCTGTGAGCGATCGAGCGCAGTCCGTTGAAGTGTTCGTGGGTCGAGGCCGGATAGATGAACGAGTCGCCGACCTTCAGTTTACCAAGTAGGTATGACAGCGGGTGTTGATACCGCGACTGTTCGCCGGGTTTCTTGTCTGCGAGAGGAACGTCCTCGTCGATAACGACAGTGTAAGTTCTCACTTCGCGTCTCCTCCTTTGGCGGCGAGCCATGCTCCGAATCCGAATAGACCGACCCAGGAAACGAATAGTCCGACGATCGGGATCATTTGCTTCCTCCGATAAATTCGCGTTGGCGCTCGGTCAGGAGATTCTCCTTCCACTCGCTCAACTCCCATTGAGCCAGTTCATCCGACATCGCGTTGCGCTTCTGCATTTCCATATAGGCAGAGCCGAACCCGACAACCACGGCCGCGGTGATAGCCATCGCCAGTGCGGAACAGAATCGACGAGCGGTCATTTCCACTCCTGGCGGTGGCAGAGAAGACCAATGATCCCATAGTTGGCGATATCCAACCAAGTGTCAGAAACCTTCTCATGTTCCGGTGACGCGCCATTCCAGACGAGAGTCTTGAGCCGCTCGACCTTGTCGTTCATACGGACGACGATGCCGCGCTCTCCGAAGGCGCTTATGTTTGCGCTCCCGTAGTCGCGCTGCTTGGTGTCGAGGAGAACCGCAGCCTCACAGAACGAACGAAACGCTTTGCGCCCCATGTCGGTCGTGATGCCGAGAGCTTCGGCCGTTTTTTCGATGTAAGTTAGAACTTCAGTATTGGTATCCATAAAAGTGGTCCCCGGCGGGAGGAAGAACCCGTGGCCCATGAGCGGCCGAAAACCTCCCACCGGGGAAATGCATTAGATGCTCTTCTGCCAGACTTCCACGCGGTCAGATGAACCGCTGAAAGCGACAGTCTTGTTTGCCCGTTTGGCGTCGGCGATCAGCCGAGTAAACATGGCTTCTTCTGTCTGGTTATAGGGGCCGGCGAGTCGGCTATAGCCGTTGTTCTCAAGCCCCTCCGGATCGCGAAAGCGGAGATTATCGAAGCCCATTAGAGCAGTCCTTTGATCTCAGCTTGCAGTTCCGCGGGAACTTCACCGGCCGTCTTCATCGACGGAATCCACCAGGTGCCTTTGTCTCCGGTCTTCAGCTTCGAGCCGAGGGAGTAGAAGCCGCCAAACAGGCCCGTCTTGTTCAAGTGACCGACTTTGAAGTCGCTGTAGAGGATCGCCGCGGTCTCTGCGTAAGCGGTCGACGATGCGGTGTAGATCACACGAGCGTAGCGTTTCTCGCCGAGGACGTAGAAGAACGTCGTGGCCGCTTCCTCGCTCAGTGTCTCGGGCTCTTGGATCAAGAACTCGATGTGACCGACCTTGGCGAACTTACCTTCGCCGCGGCCGTAAGCGACCTGACCTCCGGAGAGGCGAACTTCTTCCGCGGTCTGGAAGACGCGAGGACGAACGTCCGGATCGAAGGGGAGCGACTCCTGGTATTCGACCTTCAGTCGAACCGCGATGACTTTGAGCGGATTGCCCAAACCCTTGTTCTTCGGATCGATGTCGTTGATCTGGTGTTCCTTGTTGATGACATAGGTGCCCGGAGTGAACAGATTCGAGAGATCGCCGACTTTGTTCACGAGGTTCAGGCGCGGCAGCTTGATGTCGTCAGCGCCGAACTCTCCGTAGATTCCTTTTGCTTGGTCTTCGCCGATGATGGCGACCTGTGCTTCGGGGCGGACGGCGACTGCTTTGCTACCGGCTTCCTCGATGACTTGGGCCTCAACGGCCTCTTCAAACGATACTTTTCCCATAATTATTGATGGCGTTATTACTTGGTCTTTTTTAGGTAGTGATAAGAGCCCTCGCTCTTGGCCGCATCGGCATCCACCAATGCGTCACGAAGTTGTTCTTTGGATCGGGCCATCTCGCCGCGTTTCGCGGTCCGTGCGATGGCTTTTTCTAGTGCCCCGATTGAGACCTCGGCGCAGGCTGCGAAGGCTTCGGGACTGATTTTGTCTTTGACTGTTTCCCACGCGGCTTGTGCGTTGGTGATCTTGAAAGGTGACTTGCGCTCGGCGAGTTCGAACCCCGGAATCTCGATCCCTTCCTGCATCCGCATTTCCAAGGCGCGGGCATCGACCTTGTCGGCCCATGACCGCATGATCGGTGCCGCCTTCTTGGCGAACGCTATGACGTTCGGGTCAGAGATATTAGCCGGGTCGTATTGCGCCGGCAGGGTCAACTCGTCGGCCTTGTATTCCGAAGCGATCGTCAGTGCGAGCGACGAGAGTTTCGGGCAACTGGCTTGCTTTGCACACCAAGCGCAGTGTGCCCCAGTAAGGTAGGTCAAGGGGTCATCGCGCCGCGCTGCGGCAATGATGGCCGCAACTTGTGAGGACAAACGATCGTAGTCACTTTCCCGGTGCCACGTCTCGCGGTCGATGACCCCTTGGAAGGGGAGGAGCACATGAACAGTCAGTTGTTCAATTTGGGGATGGGCATCCCACAACCCGACGGCATAGGCCCAGAACTGCGGCGAATCCGCGGTGTATGCTCCGAAAGCAAATTTGTAGTCGACCAACTCGGCTTTGTCTCCGCCGTGCAGGATGATATGATCGATGTGCCCGAACTGATCGAGGACGTTGTAACGCTGCTCCCGAAGCTCCTGCGCGTTTACGAGGGGCTTGCGGAGAGCCGCCAGATACCGAAGGCACATCTCGGCGGCTTCGCGCAGCTTCGGATCATCCGGCGGAATCACATCGAGGTTCTCCTTTTCCACCGCAAGGTGGCCGAGCGTTCCGCGGTTGGCCGCGCTTTGGTCACGAGTCTGGTCGTTGCGGAATCCGGGGCACTTGGCTTTTTCTTTAAGCGAGGAGGGCGAATGTTCGCTGTGCTCCGTGTTATGTGCTTGCGGCGTTATTACCTGCATAGGGGGTGAGACAGGGGTGTTCACCCCATTGTTCAAATTATTTTTTCCTGCATTCAAAATTCCTACGTTTTCCCGTTTTTCCTCGGTTAGACGTAGGGCTCCCTGCTCCACGGTGCCTGGTGCGTAGAGCCTTAGAGCGAGTGCGCGAGACTTGGCCCCGACCCGTCGTATCCTTCCAAGAGCCTGCTCCTCCACGAGGCCGGAGAATTGCGGACAAATAAGTGCAACACGTGGGAACTCTCCGACCACGTCGTGTAGGTCGATGGATTGTCCGCCCGCCGCGATCTGGACGATGACACAGCGGAGTTCGTTTTCTTGGAACCGGCGTTGGGTTTCCGCTCGGGCTTTGGCCGTTTCGCGTCCGTCGATGACACCCGCGCCTTCAAGGCGTGCCCGTGCTTGGTCGATACTTTCATGGAAATTCAGGAAGAGAACCACCGAGCCGCCTGATTCGACGATCTCCTGGGCACGCTCCACCAGATACGCGACCTTGACCGTTTCAAGGGCTTGTCGCTGCCGGAGATTTTTAACACCGCCCGGATCCTCTGGATCAGCCATTTCGTCATAAAGCGCCTTTACGGTAGCTCGGTCTTTATCTGAGAGCCAAAGGGGCTCGTCCGAGAGCATGAGATCCGGTAACTGCTCGCGTAGCTCCTCCTCAGACACGCGGTATCCGCGGTTCGTGTATACCGAATGGTGGAGCCTTTCCATCTTCTCCTTGTTCTCCGGCCGGCGGGGGTTCCATTCGAGGCCACCCCAGCGCCCTTCTTCGGCCCCCATCTCGCGCACCCATTTCCAGAAGTAGCCCGAAGTGAAGAGCCGGAGGTTTACCCCGATCGCTTTCATCTTGAGTGGGGACTCCGCGGCCGTGGCACTCAACATCAGGACGGCATGGTTCCCCGCAGCGGATTCGAGCATCTTCCCGTTCTGGCTGTTATAGGCCCCGAACATGTGCGTTTCGTCGAAAATCAAAAGGCACCGCTCGGGAAGCTGCCACTCGAAGGCGACCTTCTTCCCTCCTTTGGAAGTCTTTTTAAGCCAAGGCGTGTTCCCGACCCGTAACTTTTCGGGATTAAGGACAAATAGGGGGTTCACCCCGAAGCTGGACAGGGTTTCTGTCCATTTGAAAATCACCGATTTAGGACATACAACGCACACTTTTAACGCATATCGTGCAGCAAGGGCACTCGCGATGACCGTTTTCCCGCCTCCGCACCCGGTCCCGTCCAGGCTGGCCCCGACCGAGTCGAGGATCTTCAGGTGCCGTTCGACGGCTTTCTCTTGGTATGGGAAGAGTTTGAACGCTGCGGGCATGTGCTGAGTCTTACCTTATGATGAAAATTATTAACTCAATACTTGTAGCGGGTCTCCTTACGGGAACCGCATTAGCTGGCGACGGGAACTTTTACGTGATCGACCTGAATACTCCGAACGGGATCACGTATGTTCAGAAACAGGGCAATCGGTATTACTACTCGTCCGATCAATCAGACGCGGTGATGGAACGAATCCGTGTGAATAGAGAACGGCGGGCTGAACGCCGGGAGGCACAGAATCGGGAATTGCTGGGGAGTCTGCTGGACTGACCCAGTCGGAGTCCTTCACCAGCCGAAGCCAATCAGCGGCGAGCATGGTGACCAACCACGGCTCGCCGTTTTTCTTGTGGGCGACTGTCGGCGTCCGGCCACTTTTCGCACTGTCGGCGATCGCTTGCTTCATCGCAGCGAGGACGTTCAGGTTTTGCACCCCCTTCACCTCGAAGTGGATCGTCGGTAATTCTGGGCAGACAACGTCGGCGTCCCCAGCGGCACCGCAATACTGCTGACCGCGGAAAGCCTTCAAGAACCCCGCCTCGCGGAGTTGATCTCGCCAGAGGCGCTCGACACGTTTGCCTTTTTGCCTGGAGTTCACGGGATGCAAGAAGTCATCCGGCCCTGCGCCCACTTCACGAGTTCATCGTCCGAGTAGACGATTTTCTTTTCACCCAAGCGGATGCAGGGGAGTCCCTGTTTGCGCCAGTAGGTGAGGCAGTTCCGGCCCATCGGTTTCCCGAAGAGTTCGCTTAACCGGGCAACCGCTTCTCCCGCGCCGTAGACTTCTTTGCGTGGAGCCGCCGGCTCGGTGATTTCCAGTCGGACCCGACCCTCGGAAATCGGGATCGCCCGAAACGAGGCGCACTCGATCGTCATGCTAGTCATTATGGTGTTATTACTACAACCCGAAGAATTTACGCAACGCAGTGCGAATGACCGCGCTCATTGAGCGCCCCGAACTCTCTGACTCCTTTTTGAGGCGGTCTTCGAGTTCGGGGTCGCTGGCGAATGAGCGGATCAACTTCGGGTTGCGAAGGTTATTGATCTTCTCCGTCAGGGAGGGTGTTTCTGAATTCGTCACGGCTGTCACGATACAGCCGCAATCCGTCTTCGACAAATAGGGAGGCAAGTTTTTCTGGCGTTAAGGAGCAGTAGTGAGCCGCTTCGTCGAGTTCGGATTTTTGGTTACTGGTGAGGTTTATTGTCATCATTTATGGGCGTTTCTATTACTTCGGGTGTTGTTATGGTTATTACGGCGTAGTGAAAAAGAAGCCGCGGGGTTCAATCCCCGCGGCACCGCGTCACCCGTTCCGGTGTTTCCGGAGCAGGGCAGCAATGGTTTTTTGCATTTGTGGATCGAGGCTGTCGGCAGCGCGTTCTTCCTTGGTGTCGGCCTTGTAGACGGCCAACTCATCGGCAACGCGGGACAGCGTTTTATCTGGGTCTTCTTTGGCCAGGTATTGAACGGTAGCTTCGCGAATCAGGGAACTCACGTTGGTCTGCTTGGCTGCGGCCAAAAGGCGCAGGGCAGCGGAGGTTCCTTTACTTTCGACATAGCTAACACGCTCGGTGCCTGGTTTCAGACGACCGTGTTTTGTGGTGCTCATGGGTTTTTGGGTTTTCCTTTCAATAGCTTTAGACATCGGGCGTGTGTGGTTGTTCACCATTTTATTAAGTGAGACAAGCCTTTTTCTTCCGCATAAGCCCGCACTGATATCGGTGTGATATTAAACCATGCCTCTGCCGCCGAGGGGGTTACGAGGCTTTTGTAGGTCGCCTTTATGATATCCACGGAGTTTCCAGCCAGTTCCGCGGTCAGGTGCGGGGTGCGGTATTTGGCCCAGTGGTAGGAAATGAATGAGTGCCGCAGCACGTTTTGCTTCCAAGCCAGCCCGACCGCCGCAAGGTTGGCCTTCTCTGCGGAAACTTTGACGACCGCCTTTTTGGACACCAGCAGCCCCGTCTCCGGTTTCTCGGCAATATCCATCCAAGCCCGGAGGTTATCCGGAATGTCCAAGGTGCGGCGGGCCGAAGTCTTGGCGATATCCGCATCGATGCAGGCAATGTTCTCCTCATCGACAAAATGGCCGGCGTTCATCCGCTGGAACTCGGCGCGGCGGGAGCCCCCGAAAGCTACCGTCGCCACGTAGAGGAGTTGCCTGGGCCGCAGCACGATGAAGAGTCGGGTCAGTTCCTCCGGAGTGAAAACCGCTGGTTTTTCGGTCTTGGCCTTTGGTAGCGGGATGTCCTCAAACGGAGATTCAAACTCCCTCGGCACGTAGCGTTTGCGTTTGGCGAAGCTCTCTCGGGCCTTGAGCGCCCGCACGATATTGCGTTTGGTTGTCCGGCTGTAGTCGCTTTCGAGGAGTTTGGTTTTCACCAGTTCGCTCGTGATCTGCTGGAGTGTCATCGAGCCGAACCACTTCTTGAGCACGCCGTTTTCATACTTGGCGTTCTTCAAATGCTCATGCGACACGTCTTCGCTTTGTTCACGCAGCGTCAATTCCGCTTCGAGTTCATCGCAGATGTCGCCGATCGTCTTGCGTGGCCCTCCGATTGCGTGGGTGCGGAGGTAAAGTTCGATCGCCGAAAGCATGTGGCTCCTACCACCAACTTTGCGCAAACACTCATTAAGGAATACAATATCCCCCGAATGAACGGATGTTCTGGTTCCCTCGGCGCGGGCGAGGTCACGCACAATGCGCTTTGCTTCATCGATCGCTTCGTTTCGATCGGAGATATTGCGGCGAAATTTTTGCGTGCCGACGTGCCAGTGCAATACGTGTCGAAAGTATCGTCCGTTTTGTTCCGTTCGGATCTCCACCTCCGCTCCGCCAAAACGCACTTTGGCTGGGCCGTTTTTTGTCTCAATAAGCTCAGGGATTTCGTGGTTCTTCATGTCTATTTTGGGACAAAAATCTGCTCCAATCGTTCAAAATCATACATAACAACATAACATTATATGATGTCCGGATTACGTAACTTTTTGTCTAACAGAGTAAATCGAGTGACTTACGACAAATGAAAAAAGTCGGGGCGACAGGATTCGAAGCAGAGTGCCACTTCCGTAAAAGGCTCTTTTACAGAGGGATAGTGGCTGGGGTTTATTTTGGAGCAGATTGGGGCGGGCTTTTCAGCCCATTTTGAGTGGCGATGAGTGTTTGCAGTCTCATTAAGCCCGGCGAACCGCAGCCCGCGGGATACTTTCCGCGTTACGGGTTTTGGTGGCAAAAGGACACCGCCGATTGGGCGGTCGAGCTTTACTGCTTCCGTCAAAAAGAGCGGGTGGGGGAGATGCTTGCCAAGGAAGCCCACTTCAAAAACGCGGCCCAAATGTTCTTCCACAAGAAGACGGAGAACTTTATCTGGCATCCGTGGGCGGACGATATGCTTTACGAGTGCTGTCATAGCAAGTTTGTCGGTTTCGCAGGCTGCGGCTCGTCCGGCAAGTCGGAATTCATGGCGGTCTGGGCTTTGCTGAATTGGCTGGCCGCGCCATTCCACACGCTCTCATTGGTCACATCCACGAGCATTCGTGACGCGAAGAAACGGGTCTGGGGTGCAATCCAGAGGTATTGGCCGTGCATCAAGCATGTCGCGCCCGGAAAATTGGCAGACACTCCGACTCCGGCCATCTACACGATCCGGAACGGCGAGCGGATGGAGCAAGCGGGTGTGTATCTGATTCCGGCCGAGGCGAAAAAGACCTCGGAAGTCACTGGCAAAATGAGGGGTATGAAGGCTCCGCGGGTGATCGTTGCGGCCGACGAGTTGAGTGAGTTGGGTCATGCCTTCCTCGACACGGCGATGTCGAACCTTTCGAACAACCCGTTTCTCCACATTTGTGCCGCGGCGAACCCTGTCTCCTACTACGATCCCTTCGGGCGATTCGTCGAGCCGATCAACGGGTGGGGGAGCATTACGGTCAACGATGAGAAGTGGGAGACCAA